GACCTTAGAGACTGCTTACGCCCCTTTAGAACACCCTTACAGATGCCCTTGGTCTTCTTATCTTTTTTGGAGTGATGTTTCCAATTAGGTATATTCATCACATGCCATTCATATATTCATGAAGTTCAGCGTAATACTGTTCTTCAGTGTCAAATGAACGACCATGAATCACACATGGAAACGTTTTCTTTTGAAACATAGTAGACGCAACTTCTACGTCTTGTTTGTCATAACCCATTTCGAGTAGGTTTTGAATGTAAGGATTTGAATTGTATGTCATACTATAGGGGTCAATTAGAGGTGAGTAACTCTATTTCCTTCGTTTTCTTAACTTATCTATCAAATTGAGTGCTGATTGACGGTTGCGACATACTTTGACCGGTTGTCCATTGTGTATCACCATCAGCTTAGTTGTACTACCCGCCATTGGTACTGCGACCAGGTTCTCATCAACAACGATTGGTAATGCTCCTGGTTTTGTGTCAAGAATGTGAGAGTTAGTGTAATTCATCATTTATTTTCATTGGAAATCCATATGGTAATCCTGATAATTTAATAGAAGCATCATCTGCCTTCTTGATAATTTGTCTTGCATCCTCTCTTGTGGTACACAATGATGCTTGCAATAAACTACAACTTAGTGTTCTTTTGGTGTTCATAAGTGATAATAATACGGTCTCCAGTGTTGTCAATATTTAGCGACGGGTTACGCTATCATACATATCGCCCTTCTCAAATACTATATCAACACAACGTTGTAATGCCCTCTCGGTAGATACTCCAACATTATTGTAGATAGGCACACATAGCATACCATATGTTTTATTCTTACTACCTACGCGAATCACACGACCCACAGTCTGCAACATCTCGATAACATCCATGTTACGGAGAAACACAACGGCTTCGAGTTCTGAACAGTTAATACCCTCAGATAGGATAGAACGATGAAGAACAACGAATTTCTTATCTACATCTCTACCCCATGCATTGAGGGTATCAAAGAACTCCTCACGTTTGACCTTCTTACCATCAACAACTGCACCAGTCTTTGATGTGATATAGAGGTAAGAATAACCACGTTCTTTGAGTTGTTCTGCAAAGTCTGTCATGAAGATATTTTGCAGTTGTCGTGTGGTCTTGACACAAACCAGAATCTTTTTGATGTCTAGTTCATCAATAGACGCAAGGACATTGTTGCTCTCAAGATATGGTGTGAGTGACTTTTTGTCAATCTTATCCATCTCAATCACCTTAACTTTAGGTGGCAAGATGTAACCTCCATCAACCAGAGTTGGTGCAGACACACGTGCAATCACCTGTCCATAAGTATCAACATCATTCATACCATGTTTCTTTGGTGTGACTGAAGTCTTACGGGTAGCAGTGAAGTAGTAACAACGATCAGCCCTCTTACTGAAATACTCAGTGGGCCCAAAGAAGTTATTCTGACAGGAGTTATGTGCCTCGTCAAAGTATATGGTATCTACAGCAATACCGGACTCTTCCACACGATGGAGAGAGTGATAGGTGGTGAATATAATAACATGTTCACGGACATGATTACACATATCAACAAACAGTTTGATACGATCAGACTTTGTAGTGCTGAAATGTTTTGTGTCACCAGAATGGACATGCAAAACATTAGCATTGGTGATGTGTTCCATATACTCACTGCACAACTGATTGGCAAGGAGTAGTCTAGGAGCCACAACAACAATAGTGCGAGGAACATTTACCTCGAACCGTTTCATTGCATCAGTGATTGCAATTAGAGTCTTGCCACCACCAGTTGGAACAATAACTTGACCAATACTATTGACACGCATCGCATCAAGAGCTTCGTTTTGATGTGGGCGAAGAGTGATCATAAAGTTGTGGTGTTATACTATAGGGGTCAATTGGAGGTGAGTAACTTTATCACCCCAACAATACTTTTGGAAAGTATGGAGTAAGGTCAGAATCAATCACATTATGTTTACAGTCAACAAATTTCTTTCGTGATACATTTTTGACATAGATTAACTGACTAATGTTAATCTCTTTATAATCTTGTGGGGTTCTCTTACGAATTAGAGCAAAGGCTTCATTTTCACTACGAGTAGATACAACTACTTTAGACAATCTATCAATATCTGTCAAGAAATTGTTGATTAGATCATAAGATTTGTCTTCAACAAACTTATCATAATGATATGAAAAAATAAACTTTGATCCACTACGAACACCGCCAAAGTGTTCTTTGGTAAGACTATTTCCACCTTTGACTTTCATGTCAATAACTTTAGATAGAGTCTTATCTGGATATTCGCTCCATCTTAGAAATGCATCGGGAGTAAGAAGTGCACCAGTTTCATCAATTTTAAGTGAAGAACCCCAACAAATACCACCAGAAAGATCTTCAATACACTTGAACATGGTGTCCCGAGTGTAAATATCCAATTGAGATTGATCAAGAGACATAATCAACTTAAGTTGATTTTTAAGATGATTTTGTGCAGTAGTCATGTGGTGGTGGTGATTATACTATGGAGGTCAATTAGAGGTGAGTAACTTTATTATCGTTGACGAACCGAGTTAATTACAACTCTTTCCGCTGGATACTGTGATTCTACAATATCCCGTATCAAAGATCTATCCGCACTATCAGTTTGTATCTCAAAATTGTGCCTACGACCATTACGATCAGTCCAGGCACCCTTTACATTAAATTGTGTCATATTAATCAGTTACCAAACCCATGATTGAAATTAGCATATGCAAACTCGGTACGATTGACCAGTTTGACTGAACCATATGTCTCAGAATGAAAGACATAACCTTCACCATCGGTCTCTTTACCATTAGGAAGATATGCAGTTGGTGCATCGTTGATGATAAAACTATCAATCAAATCATACTTGATGTCAATAACCAACTGGTACAGATTGGCAAGGAAAGGACAACCTAAAATTTCAGTCAGTGATGCATCATCAACAAACTGGCCAGACTTGATAAGAGCATTGATGGCAACTTTGGCCTGACTTGCTTCTTTATCAGTCAGAAACTTGATGTTGTCAGTGTTAATCTTTGGTGCATCATAACCACCAAAGATACGATCAACAGAAGGTTGTACCCACTTGATGATAACACTGTCATCAAACGATTCTTTGATTGGTTCACAAATAGGTTCGTGAAATGCAGTGGTAACATACACTTGAGTATGTGGTGCGATTACAAGTTTCTGAGTGATAGCCTCAGGGAATGCATAGGTAAGAGTATTTTGTGTCAGTACGTCAGTTCTACCGAAACCAAGCCAATCAGCCCAGTAGATGTTATCAGTTCTTGGTAGATACTTAAGACAATATGACAGAATCTCGAACACTTCCATTTGATGACCAAAGTGTTCGAAGATGTCATCAGTTGTATAACATTTACGGTCTTTCTTCTTGTTGAATGCAGCCTTGGTGCATACGAAGAATTTACCATTGAGTGGGTTTGTACCCCACACAAGAGACATTCCATCCATTTTCATGGAGATATGACCAACATCATACAACAACTCAAATACTGACAGATCACCTGTCAAAATGGTATCTTCTGGATGTTCAATATGGGTCAATGTCATAATAAAGTGGTGGTCTTATACTATAGGGGTCAATTGGAGGTGAGTAACTCTAATTATGGAAGAATTACCCATACTTTACTACCTGTAACCCCATTTGTCAATACAGTATTTCTTTCGACATACTCTTTGGCCTTTGTTAAGGAGATTGACTGGTCATTCTTAATGTAAGTTCTAGCCTCTGTGAGGGTATTGAACAACCGCATTACTTTTTGTGTCATTTCATCCTCTTATTGACTCTACCAAGGATCTTTTGTCTACCTTTAGCATCAGGATTGACACCTGTTTCTTTCTTATATTTGGCGGTCTCTTGATCTTTGAAGATACCTTTCAACATTCTTTCACCTTTACCTTTAATCTTATCTCTTTCGGCTCTAGTCTTACCTGAAGCTTTGGCTGGTTTGTAATCAGGAGATACAGACTTGGCTTTCTTTGTTGACAGGAGTTTGTCTGCAGCCTTTGTCGTATCTTTAGATGATGTTTTAGTTGTTTTTACTTCACCACCACTCTTTTTGGCCTGTGCTCTTGCTTGTGCTGCGGCTCTTCTATCTGCCTTTACTTTATCAGCATAGGACTGTTTGACTTGTTTGTCATCTCTGGCCTTTTCAGGTTGTTGAGTAGTATTTGAAGTTTTATTATTACCACTTCGATTTGGTTTCTCACCTTGTGGTTTATAATCTACTGGTGCAGTCTTACCACCACCAACTGCCTTAACTCTTGGCTTGGCATCAGGTTTTCTACGATCTGCAGTACTTCGTTTTGCACGAGGACCACGAACTGTTCCCATTTCAGGGTCATATACCTCAACCATTCCCCTTTTATATCTTTCTCTGGCACTTACGGTTTTATCTCTAGTTTCTGGCGAATCAAGAGTTCCCGAACCACTTTCTCCAGTAGATTTGGCTTGAGTTTCTTTAAATTTATCCTGTCTATCTTTAAGGGCCTGTGCTCTCTCAGATGCAAGTTCTAAAAAAAGTTGTAGGTTCTTCATGCCTTTACTACAGTTGCGTTCTTAAATCCACCAGATTTACCATCTTCATTGGCAATCTTTTTGTCCAATGGGCCTCTAGTAGGAAAATTCTTTTTATCTGAAATATCATCAGACCACGTATTTTTGCCAGTAAAATATAGTGTCTTTGAAGACTGAATCAAACATGGTTTAGTGAGGTAATAAGCCATTATTGGAGGTGACAATATAATATATTTA